AGTTTGGCGGCCTTCTTGACCGCCCCTTTCTCACCCGCCGACATGAGTTTGAAGCGGGTCTTGGCTCGCTTTGAGATAGCCATTAAGCATCAGTCCTGAACACTAATCTTGAGTTCAGGGCGACATTAACGCGAGTCGGGTGATAGGTCGCGGCACAGTCACCCGCACCGGCTGAAAACCCGACAGACGCGATAGGGACGCCCGACCCATCGAGAAGATAGACGGGGCTTGTTAATTCCGCATCGTTTGCCCCTGCCACCGCAAACCAATGAGTAATGGTTCTCCCCTGGAGTGTGACCCCGATCCCCTGACCGTCTAAAATCGAAGTTAGTTCTTGTTCTCCGCTTCCCGATACGGTTTTTGCGAATACATGATACTCTCCATTAGAACAGGCGACTGAAACCGCCGCTTCTCTATCAGTTCCGGCGTTTGCCATTGTGATGACCTGGTCACCGCTTAGAATAGGCTTAGGATATGGGAGGGCTGCAGGGAGTCCACAGTTCCCGCCTGATGTGCCGGTGCCGCCACCGATCGGGAGAGCGATTTTTATTTTGCCGGCTGACCTCACAAATGAGTAGGTCATGTCGTTTTCCGCCTGGATTCCTCCTTTGGCGGCTACGAAGTTCCCATACTGCTGAGAGGCGAATGTTCCCATGACCTGGGCCGAGCCGACAAAGTTAGAGTCGGTTTGGGTTTCTTCTTCTGAGGCTTCGGTTTGAGCCGTATTCAAGAGAGGGACTACGCCCCCCCTGGTTGATACAACCGAACCGTAGCAGTTCACATTTGCCATACATCACACCTCAGAGCTTTATCCCGGCCCCGAGGGCTGGTCGAATGATATTGCGGTTCACGCTGGAGATCGGGCGTCGGAGAAGACGCTTTCCAACTTTGAAACCGACGGCCGTCGTAAATCCAGCAATAGCCATCGGGAGAAGGTTGTTTTGAAAGTTCATTCCCATTTGAGTGAGTGCGGTGCCTGGATTGGTTGCCAGGTCGCCCAGGGATATTTCCCCCGCGCCTGTGACCTCAATGCCCGTCCCGGCACCGTTCATGCCTGAAGACATTTGAAGGAATTGACCCTCGAAGCTCCCCTTCAGGTTTGCATCGCCTGTAATGAAACCCCAGGGAGAAGTCCCTGCGATTCCTTCGGTCATGATAGTCGCATAAGCCAGGGCTTCGAGGCCATTGAGTATGCTAAATGACCTTCGCGACCTTCGCCGCTTCGTCTTCCTTCGCGCCATCGAGTTCAACCAGGGGGAAAACCTCGGTTATAATCTATCCCGAAAATCTTCCATCGGAAGCTCGCGGTAATTCAACAGGCTCCCCCGATCCCCTGGCATCGGCCAGCCTGGACTTGAGCAAATCGGCTAAGGCCATTTGAATCGGGTTCGGGGGTTCAAAATCCCCGATCCCCTGGGCGATAATTCCCTGCAGGGCTTCAGCAATCTTGATGTCGAGCTGTGAAACCGTTGCCTGGACAGTCAGGGCCAGCATACGGGCGAGCCAAATGGAGAGCAGTATGTCGAAAATGACCAGGCCCAATATGAGAGGCTCCCAATCCATACCCCAACCCAAACCCAAACCGGCCCTAAAACCTTGTTTTGGGTAGGTAGGTAGGTAGGTAGGTAGGATATAACCTAACTAACTAACTAACTAACCACTAATAATTCAATAAAAGAGAGCATTCTTACATAATTATTATATGTTGAAGTGCCGAGGGAGGGTTGGAGGGAGTCAGACGCGCCACCCGTTCTCATGTTTCCGCGAGTGCATCCCAGGTGTCCGACTCCTTCCACCCCTAAAAGTGAAGTGAAAGTGATGAGCTGTTTATGTGAATTAGTCGGCATGAAAATATGCCTAAAGTGCTTGAATGAAATGATACCGAAATACGAATTATGCGGTTATGTGTGGGTGAGGGTATGAGCGACCAAAAGGTGCATTTCATGTCTGAGAACCAGGCGTGGGGAACCCCCCGATCGTTCATGGCCTTCTTGGTTGAACGGTTCAATTTCTCCCCAACCCTGGACGCCGCCGCAACCGTCAGGAATACCAAAGCCCCCAGGTTTTACAACCCAACCCAGGACGGCCTCAAGCACCCCTGGAACGGTAAGGTCTGGCTCAATCCTCCCTTTGGTCGCGAGCTTCCCCGATGGCTTGAGAAGTGTGCCGAGGAAATCAAGACGAATGATAGATGTGAAGTCATTTACTGCCTCATTCCCGCCAGGACGGACACCCGTTGGTTTCACGATATTGTAATGCCTAACGCATACCTGGCTTATCTCATCAAGGGACGGTTCAATTTCGTCGCTCCTGGGACGGCTGAAGGGGCCAATGCCCCCTTCCCCTCTATGCTGGTCGTCTGGAGGCGTCACAACCTCCCAGACTGTGGAATAACTACCCTCGAAGTCCCGAAGGAGGCGAGGGGGTATGATTGATGCCTCCAAACCTAAGTTCGTGATGTGGGACGGGTGTTCAGGCCTGGGGGGAGCTTCCGAGGCTATGGTCAGAAATCACCGTTGGCTCGTTATCCGTGTTGACTCCGACCCTGACGGCGTCCTGGCTCCTGTATGGCCTCCCTTCACGCACAAGTTTTGCGTGAAAGAGATAGCATGGGAGAGAGAAGGATTCCACTTTGTTCAACCTGGGGATATGACGCTGATGTGGGGAAGTCCTCCATGCACCGACTTTTCGCGAGCTTTCTCAGCACCCGCACCAACCGCCGAAAGGGAGGGGCGTGACTTCGCGCCCGATCTCTCTATCCTCGAAGCCCTGGTCGAATTGAGAAGCCGGTGGCAACCGAGATACTGGTGCTTTGAAAATGTGATTGGCGCGATTCCACACTTCGCGCCATACCTGGGCGAGCCTTCCCAGATCATAGGGCCGTTCGTGCTATGGCACAACCTCCCCACAATCGCGATAGACTATGACTTTGAACACTCAAAATATGATGATGACCCAGGGAGCAACAACCCCCTGAGAGCGAACATCAGGGGAAAGATACCCCTGGCTATATCCGAAGCCGTTAGGATGGCGGCGGAGTCGCCTAACCTGGGGGATTTCTGAATGTCCTCAATCATCAAGTCAATATCGCTCGACCCTCAAACGGCTCATCTCGCCGCCCAGGTGCCTAACTTCTCCCGCTTTGTGCGTGAGTGCCTTATCCGCCATCATCTCGATTCAGGGGGTAAATACGGCCAATGCAAACGCGAGAATGATGAAGCGAAATTATGCCTCCCGATGGTGAAGCCCAGGTGCATGAAATGTTGGCCTGCAGGGCCGCCCCCGCATGAGGCATGGGTAGCCTATGTGCGCGAACCCAGGACGCACGACCCATACGGGAAGGAGCTTAGCAAGTATCAAATCGAGGCGTATGCAAACCCCGATTTCATGAACCACGACCTGGTTCAAGCCGCCGCCCTGGAGGCCAACCCACACTTATTCGACTTCGAGGATATGGTCATTGAAGGGAACGCAAAACCTACAGCTCGACAGAAAAGGAGCAAAATACGCCGTTTATGGGCTGTTCTATGGTCTAGGAATTGAAGGATTGAGCCTAAAGAGTGGGGGGGGAGGGCCACTTCTCTTGATAGACCTATCAAAAAGCTCCGCCGCCCCCCGATCCGCTACCGTTCCCGTTTCCATTCCCAGGCTGCAGGGCCGTCCCTAAGTTCTCCAGGGTGTTCATAACATGAATTAGAGTAGTCACGAACCCTATCGTGACGGCTGGCGGTATCGTGTCGGCCATCACATCACCTGCGGCTTCGAGGCCAGCCTCCCCGATCTCAACGGCGGCTGACCCCAGGATAGACCCAAAGATGGCCCCGAATGGCCCCCCCAGGAATAACCCAATGATGCCCCCGAAAGTCGCGCCGACCAGGTTTTGAGTTTCTAACCAATCGTGGATTTGCTCGGGGGTCATGTCGGCTATGATAGTCCGCCAATCGGGGTCAAGGAGTTCATCGAGCTTGTATGCGATATACGCCGCAACCCCCAGGAGGATGGCGGGATTGCTCAGGACGCCGCTAACCGTAGTCCCGATCTTCCCGAAGGTGTATGACCATTGGGCGTCCTGGAACAGCTCCCGTTCTTTAGCCCCCAGGGTGAGCCTATGCTCGACGACCTTCTTACCGTCAACCGGCAACCTGGGCATCAATCCATCTCCGCCGATATGCAGTTCGCAATCGCGGTTCCGTTAGTGGCCCCAACTGCGGCGGCGAATAGGTATGAATTAGGGGGTATAACGGCTATTGGGCTACCCACACCGGCCCCTTTAGTCGCAAAAGGCCCCCACACCAGGGGTAGGAGTTCGGACACGGCTGATAGGTCATTATCCACATTACCCAAAACGAACCCGACATTACCCGCCATAGACATTTGATTGTTCACGATTCCATCCCCTGCCGTCGCCGGAACCACGACCAGGGCGATTTGAACCGCCGCGCTGTTTGTGCCGTTATAGATGGACGCTTGAAACAACGCTCGAGGCTTCTCACCCGTCGAAAGTAGGACGCTCCCGATAGAGCCGTCCATTTGAGCGAGTTCTTGTTGGGAGAATTGCCAGGAGGAATACATACCGCTTACCTCTTTTCGGCCCAGCGGACAATCTCCTGGGCGCGTTTTGAACCCAATAACTCACAGTCGAATAGTAGTTTGGCGGCCTTCTTGACCGCCCCTTTCTCACCCGCCGACATGAGTTTGAAGCGGGTCTTGGCTCGCTTTGAGATAGCCATTAAGCATCAGTCCTGAACACTAATCTTGAGTTCAGGGCGACATTAACGCGAGTCGGGTGAT